ATTTTCTCTCTGAAATGAACAGCCTTTATGCAAGAGTTACGGAGGAGCTGAACACCATGCTCAACCATATTATTGAAGAAAATCTCCCGAAAAGAGATTCTATTCAAGATATCATGGCTTGGACTACGGATGATTACATGCTGTATTTCGCCGCCAAAACGGATCTGGTATTACCAGTCCTACAGGTCGCATTGATCAGCGGTATCATTAGTTTTCTCTGTTTCGTCGGCACTGTTTACCTCATTACTCTGTGGTTCAAAATCATCACGCGAGCCGGTAGTAGGATGTTAGAATTGAGTAGTCAACTACTTACTCATGCGATCATCCAATACTACTGGTTGCGTGACCGTTTTACCTATCTCAGATACCCAATCACCACCGTCAAGTTGTTGGCGGCTGTGGAGGAGCCATTGGATCCGCTACCTGGCGTAAAAGCCGAGTATGATTCGCATATAGCACTCCCTAAGGTGGAAAAGGGTCACAAAGAGATGGCTATACCCCTTTCCCCAATCTTCGTGTCGGAACTCCCCAGTTTCGTTGCGCAAGTTTGGTGTCAGGATAGAGGGTTGCCACTGGGTTACTGTTTTAGGATTGGCAACAATCTTATAACCGCGGTACACGTGCTGACATCCGCTCACTCCATGTCCAGCAATTACGGGTTTAAGAAAGGAGGGCGCTATCTAGCGATGCGTGACTTGAAGTATGAAATAGTATTCGCCAACGCGAAAATGGATGTCATAGTTCTGTCATTACACCCTGCCGTATTTTCCGTATTGGGGATAAGCACTGGAAAGTTATCGCTTGACGCAAAGTCTGGCGAGTATCATACAGTGTGTGTCCCACACGCAGAACATGGATCGGCTGCAGCTAAGGGCATTGTTAGAAGACCTCAAGCGGATTTACTCCCTAAGAACTTACAACAATTGTCCGCTTGCAGTTTTCTGCATACTGCGACAACCACTCATGGTAGCTCAGGCTCACCCGTTTTCAGAGAACCAAACAGGATAATGGGCATTCACCTCGGGCACCTACCCGAGTCCACGCCCATAGGCCCAGCTAATTACGGCTGCGTACTCTTCCCAACCATGTTGACAGGTGAAATTCCAACCGTAGGCGTTAGTCGCCTTACGTTGGGACACACAGTTGACACACTGCAGGAATCAGCTCCGCTGACACGTGAGGACCTTTTGGACAGGTATAGAGGCAATCAAGCCGTCATATATGCCCATCAACAACTCATGGAACAATGGAAATTGACTGAAATGGGTGAAGGAGTGGGTGGTGAGTTACAGCGTCTCGATGCAAAGTTAGAGGATCTCCTCGACCACCTTAGAGATGCTGAAGATGACCCTAACTACGGATATGGGTTTGAGAAGAGCTTGGTCATGAACCAAGCCCTCAAACAGATTCCCACAGTGAAGTGTCAGATCGAATTCAAGCCCACCATCATCTCACATAAGTTGATTTGCTTTGGCGAGTACGCTTTCTTGGACGCCAACAAGGAGGAGACACCACTACTCTTAAAAGTGGGGCACGCAGGTTGCATGACCAATACGCGTCCCAAACCAAAGAGAGATACCCCTTATTTGGCTAACGCCAAGGTCCACTGGCAAGAGTTGAACAACTATGCCTGGCCATCAAGGACTGACGCGGCGGAACTAAAATCGCTGGTTGTACATACCGCGTTTTACGAGCCCGTCATTCCGCCCACACCCGATGAGCAAGACAGAATGTTGGAACTCACAGCTGCTGCTTACCCGCAACAGCAACTACCAGAGGACTATTTCAATATGGACTATTGCCGAGAACATATTGAAGCCGCAATTACCAAGATCAACCCAGATAGTAGCCCTGGTGTACCCTATCTCATCTTTGGCGGTTCTAAGGCGCAAGTGTGGTCAAAACAGCGCGATCTAATTATCGAGCTGGTGTTGAACCGCATCCACCTCCTTATGACCGTAGAACCACCAGACGACCCTGTAGCCATCATCACCGAAGGCTTCATGGACCCCGTCAGATGTTTCATCAAAGACGAACCACACAAACTAAACAAAACCACCACTGGACGCCTGAGGTTAATTTCCTCGGTATCCATGGTTGACGACATAGTTTGTCGCCTCATTCACATGGCAAATGATGAATTTGAGATAGCCAACTTTCAGACTTGCCCCTCGAAAGCTGGGGCCGGTTTCCAAACTGAAGATCAAATCAAACACATTTTCGAGTACGTTCGTCAAAAGACAAACAAGCACACTATGTGTGGTAATGACCAGCAGGCCTGGGACTGGCACGTACAAGAGTGGTTGTACCAGTTAGAAATGCGCAGACGAAATAAATGTATGGGTTTACCCCAGAATAGCGTATGGTTAACTGTTGCAAGTAGGTATGCGAAATGTATGATGAGGAAAGTATTTGTAACCAGAAATGGCGGCATGTACACCACAAAATACGCCGGGACGCAAGCCTCGGGTTCGTATATCACTACCACCTCAAACGGGGGAATGCGTAACTTGGCGGCCAGTAAAGTTCACGACTGTAGCGACTCTATGGTCATGGGCGACGACTGCGTCGAACGACACAAGGAAAACCTAGCGGCTGAGTACAAGAAACTCGGTCTCGTGGTTACTGATGTCGAACCAATTACGGAGACCCACGGATTTGAGTTTTGCTCGCACAGATTTGTCGGTGACGTTGCTAAGCCCTTAGGCATAGACAAGTCATTGTACAAACTACTAAGCAAGCCGTATGATCTTGAAACGATGGAAGCTTTTCGCTTGGAATTCTCCAACGCGGATCGTTACTCGGAAGCTACCAATCTGCTCGCAAGAGTGGGCTGGTCGCCCGCCGAGTAAACGTTCCAGCTCGTTTTATCCTGAATCACCTGAGCTAGGCAGGTGAAAAGCAAGGGATAAAACGGGCGTAGCAGTTTCTGTGCCAACAATTGTTGGAATCGGAGGCTGGTCACTAGCAACCATCGGTAGATCGTCTAGTCTTTCAGCACTAAACGCATTCTACGCATTAGGGCAGTTTGTCGCACCAGGCAACTTCCCTACAGCCGCAGGATTACTAGGAGCATCTCCTGGTTTAACTACGGCAATACAAACAGCAGGATTCGCTTTTCCTGTAGTTACAGCGATAAATAACATCTCTGGGTTGTGGGCAGGATCCATCAACAAGGGATTTGATCGCATTGGATATCTCATTCCAAACTACTCATTCCCATCGTATTCAGTAGGAATCTCACAGTTACCAACCGTGGTAAATGGTCAAGCAAAAGAAGAAACAGTCCCGCAAAGCGAACCGAACCAACCCTACGGCTGGCCCGGCGAACTTGGCAGGAAAAGTCGCAAATCTCGCCGCGGAGGTAAAGGCTCTCAGAATGTCTGGGAAACCTTCACTTTCAATGCGCGATCGCGATAAGATTGTTAAGATGGTTTGCTCTATCAACGATCCATTTTGCAAGGAAGCAAAAGGTGCTCGTTGGCCTGACAGCAACAACTCTACCATCACCTGTCAGTTGCGTTACTTCTTTACATTGGCTACCAACGCTTCCGGCGAGGCCGCGTGTGGAATCAACCCGAACTTCCCGTACGGGTTCTTTTCCGCTCCTACTATCACAACCGGTTCCTATACGGTACCCAATTTGACAGCTCACACGTTCCCGGTTTGGTTCACATCCGCATGTGACCAATACCGTCCTGTGTCAGTCGGGGTCTCAGCTACAGTCATCGCCAACGCGACCGCAGCCCAAGGCTACGTGACCGTCAACGATGTGGCATCATTGATACCCGCATCTGAGATTAATATCAACACCATTCAACCCACGTCACTGTGGATGCCCATGTTACCCGGGAAAGCCGCAACCTGGACTATGGGCAAGATGGGTATTGAGGGCGACCTCTTCACGACGCAAAACGGCGCAAGCGCTGCTGGTTCGAACGACCGAAGTGCTTGTACCATACATGTCATGGGAGGCCCCGTCTCCACACCCGTCCTACTGCTCGAAGTGGTTATGAATATGGAAGGAATACCAAAACCAGATGGTGCTTACAGCAATTTAGCGAACACCCAAACATCAGTTGTACCTCCCGGTATGCTCAACACATTACAGGCTATGCCTATTAAGGAGCGCATATTGGAAGGTGGCAAACGAGTGGTTGAGGCGTATGTAGCGAAACAAGTTAACAACTTCATCACAACGATGACAGGAGTTTCCGAGACCTACAAAGCTTTACACTAATAGACACCATCAGTCTTGAACGACCAATAGACTTTAAATATAACGGCAACTAGCG